GTTCCTAGGTTAAATCTTATATTACTTTCATTATTAGGTTCCCACGAATTAGTAAATAAATGGTGGGTATCTAAGAATAAAGCCTTTGATAATGAAACTCCTGAGAAAATGCTTGCCAAAGACCCACAAAGGGTGATACAATACATCAAAGCACAACTTAGTGGTGATTACACTTAAATTATGAACATCTTCTATCTTGATCCTGATCCTAAAACCTGTGCAGAAATGCATGTGTCAAAGCACGTGGTCAAAATGATTATTGAGTATGCTCAGCTCATGTCTACGGCACATCGTGTACTTGACGGTGAGGAGTATACTGACCTGACAGCCAATGGTCGGAGAATCAAACGTTGGCGCATGAGTGATCCTTTCATGGAATCTACTCTATACAAGGCATCACACATCAATCATCCATCAGCTATCTGGTGTCGTGAGAATAAAAACAATTATTTGTATTTGCATCGTCTGTGGGAATACCTGTTGCAAGAATACACCTATCGTTACGGTCGTCACCATGAGTGTGAGAAGCTTCGCGCTGCACTCTATCTCAGACCAGAAAATATCAAAGATGGCGAATTCTTTCCGCCAACTCCAGCCATGCCTATCGATTTGAAGATTGTTGCCGAAAATCCACTGCCTGGTCGTAAATATGATTCACTTAAATCGTATCATAATTACTATATAAAGGATAAGATTCGTTTTGCCTCATGGAAAGGCAAAGTCAATTCACGTAATATTCCTGAGTGGTTTCAACCTGCATGATTTATACATTTTTAAATAAAAACACCGGCGAAATTGAAGAACATACGATGAGACTTTCAGAGTATGATTCCTTTAAAGAAAACAATCCACACCTGCAACGTTATTTCTCATCCGATACTATCCCTGGTTTGGGTGACGGAATGCGTATGGACACACCAGGAACAGGCAAGGCAGATTCTACCTTTGAGAAGTACGTCATCAACCGTATCAAAGAAACTGTGCCCGGAAATACGATTAAATCTGGTCACAAAACGAAGATGCCGAGGGAATGGTAATGGCTCAAATTCCCGCATTGTTCTTACCCAAGAAATCTTCTGAGAAAAAATCTCAGACAAAGGAACAGAAACAGGAGAAAAAACCTGTTGTTCCCAAGAAAAAAGTTTCTGCATTACTAAAAGGGAGAGTTGATGGTCACAAAGAAAACAGCCAGACATACCGAATTTCAAGAAGAAGAGGGTGTTAACAAAGCAAGACACCAACCAGTCACAAACAATTCACTTAAAATAAAATTAGATCATCTCAAGACATTTGAACCCCTGACAGAAAATCAGAGACTATTCTTTGAGATGTATAAAGGCGGTGCCTACTTCATGGGTCTCTTTGGAAGCCCAGGAGTAGGCAAAACTTTTCTGGCGTTATACAAATCTTTAGAAGAAGTACTAGACAAAACAAACTCATTCAAGCAGGTTGTTGTCGTTCGTAGTTTGGTACAATTGCGTGATGTTGGTTTCTTGCCAGGTTCACTAGATGAGAAGCAGGAAATCTATGAATTGCCATATAAAGAGATTTGTCATACACTCTTTGGAAGACCTGATGCATGGGATAGATTGAAAGAACAAGGACACGCACGATTCATTTCGACAACTGCGATTCGTGGTATTTCAATTGACGATGCAATTATTATTGTTGATGAGAATCAGAACTTAAACTGGTCAGAAGTGAATACGATTATCACTCGCGTTGGTCACCGATCAAAGATCATATTCTCTGGTGACTTCAAACAAACTGACCTAATTAAGAGTAATAAGGATCAAACGGCATTTCATAGTTTCTTAGAAGTTGCTAGAAAGATGCCATCGTTTCAGGAAATTTATTTTACGCCTGATGATATTGTAAGAAGTAGTTTAGTCAAGCAATGGATTGTGGCTTGCGAAGAACTCGGTTATTGAAAGTTAATTTATGTTTAATTATTGCCCGCCAATGAAATTACCGGAGTTAGTCTCAGAGACTGCTCCGGATGGCAAAAGATATTATGTTACACCGAGTGGTTCTAAACTACCTTCTGTGACCACAGTTGTTGGCGCACAAAAGAAACAGGCAATCATGGAGTGGCGCCGTAGGGTTGGTGATGAAGTTGCAAACAAAATCTCAAGACAAGCAACATCAAGAGGTACAAATGTACATACCTTGTGTGAAAGATACTTGAACAATGAATCTCTTGGTGAGGTGATGCCAGATGCAATGGAAATGTTCCTATCAATCAAGCCTTTGTTAAATCATATCAACAATATTCATTATCAAGAAGTTGCATTGTGGTCTGAACAATTAGGTTTGGCTGGTCGTGTAGACTGCATTGCTGAGTTTAATGGTGTTTTATCCGTTATTGATTTTAAAACTTCTAAGAAGATCAAGACAAAAGAAGATATTGAAGATTATTTCTGGCAGACAACCGCATATGCACTGATGTATGAGGAACTGGTCGGTAAACCTATTGATGATCTTGTTATTATCATGGCAGTACAGAATGACAAACCTTTAATTTTCAAAGAAAAGACTGCGGATCATATCAATGGGCTCGTCAAAGCCATTGATTATTACCATAAAAACTCTTGACAAATAAATAAATAAGGGTTACACTACAGTTTATTGCTGTATGAAGCAAAGAGAAAAGTGTTCTGGACGCGGGTTCGACTAAGCCTGTTTTACCATGAAACCACCATGTGTCTTATTACCTCGTAATGACGCATTGGCAAAGGCATTAGCATTGTATCCGCGATCCATACACCACTGACGCAACCCTTCTACTCGCTCAACGGTTCCGTCTGGGTGAGTAACATCATAAACCTTCCCAGTCCAAGTTTTACCCCTTGCTTGTCTCGCACTCTTATATTTCTGGTGTAGTTCAGCGGCTCTTTCGGCACCAAAGATTTCTTCCCATTTCTTGCCCTTACGCTGTCTGATGTTTGTTTGTCCACCTTTTCTACTACCAGCCATGATTGCTTCCTTAGCGGCATCAAAGTTAGCATCAAGTTGGGCAAGTCCTTGCCAAGCAACATAGTCCTGCCAATGCCCATGTTGTTCATACAATAGGCGATGTGCTTCGGCGTGTTCGCCCGGAGTTAGTTCAATAAGGTTGCCTGGATCGTCTGTGCCACCCATGTGTTTTGGAATGATGTGATGTTTGTGTTTCATACTATTATTTAGTCGAAACCATAGAAAAACGCTTGACAAAGGTTTCGACAAGCGTTATAATAGATAAAAATCTGGAGTTAATAAATGATTGACTATTATGAAGCCTTGAGAGAAATGCACCGTGGCAATGTTGTAAAGTATGTGGGCACAGTGAATGGCAATGTAATGAGTGACAATGGTGCCAGTTTCTGTATGTGTCGCGGGTGTATATTTCTCTTTGACCGAGGAGAAATCAAATGGAACAAGTTAGGCTACATGGTCTATGACCCAGACTTTCGTTATGAACTAACTGGCGAAACAGTTGACCCAAGGGCATGGAAGCCAGAGAAGAACAGAGACCGTAAAGAGATTAAATCTAAGTTAGGTTATAGTAGGATAGGATTGGGGAATGTATGAACAAACGAATTAGAGAACTTGCTCACGAGGCTGGATTGCCTACATACAATCCAGAAGGTATTCCAACTAAGTTAGAAAAGTTCGCCGAGTTGATTGTGAGAGAATGTATCGGTTGTTGTGAGCAAGTTATTAGTGATCCTGTTCCCGAATCGGTAGATACTTGGTTGAATGGTGGCGAACAATGTATCCAAGATATTAAGGAACACTTTGGCTTGGGTACGAGTGTGGAGGATAAGAAACAACTAATCAAGGACTTGCTGGGAGTAAACAATGACACCAAATCTTAAAATCCGAGAACTCATTATGAGTATGGGCATTATTCCTGAAAGCGAACACTATGATATCGCTGAACGGGTTATTGAAGAATGTATAGCAATGTGTAAAACCAGCGTCGGCAATGCTGATTACAACACCGGCAGACTACATTGTTTAGAAAACATCAAAGAACGCTTTGGAGTAGAATAAATAAGAGTTATTGCTGTATGAAGCGAAGTGAAACAGGTCTTGGACGGGAGTTCGATTCTCCCCACCTCCACCAAAAGCACATACATCGCTACTCACCTGAAATAGTGCGATGGTACAGATGATAGTGGTGAAGTAATATCTGCTTAATGTGTGCTTTTGATGGGGGTGCCTGGTTTCGACAGGGCAAAGAGTAACAGAGTGGACAGCACGGTAGGCGATGACCGTAAATCAAGCAAAAAAAGTAAACGCAAACGATGAAAAGTTCGCATTAGCGGCCTAAACGCTGCTTAGGGTTTCGGTTGGTTTCCTCGTAACAGAATAACCAACCACTTTACACACTTAACACACTAAGGAGAAAATTATGTCAAACATGACACCTTTTGAAATTCGTCTTGAACTATTGAAAATGGCGAGAGACATGTTATATGATTCATACAACGCAGAGAGAGACCGTCTTTCACAAGACTGGAACATCAAATGCGAAACGGCAAAAGCTAAAGGTGAAATTCCACCTGAACATCCTGCTTTACCAACCGTTCCCTCAGAACAAGAAATTATTAGCAAAGCTCAAACGCTCAATGGTTTCGTTTCTAACATCCAGCAGGCCGAACCTGTTGTAAAAGTTACTAACAAGAAAGTTTCTTGAGGGTTAAGGGGGCTTGCCCCCTTTTACACACACAAGGAGAAAAGATGAAGTTTTCCAAAACTTTATTGGTTATCTTAACTACATTTGTTTTACCTACATCAGGAGCACAAACAAAGCCAACTCTAGTTGAACAAGTATCGAACGACTTCAACAAACAAATTATTTGCATGGCAAAAAATCTATACTACGAAGCTGCCATGGAATCACATGAAGGTAAATTGGCTGTCGCACAAGTTACCATTAATCGTGTGAACAATAAAAATTATCCGTCAGACATTTGTGGCGTTGTATACCAGAAAACTGGTGCAACTTGCCAATTCTCGTGGACTTGCGAGGAGAAAAAACCAGAGATTAAAAATAGATATGCATGGGAAGAAAGTTTGTATATCGCAAGGCGTGCTCTAACTGAGTCCGTATTACACCATGAGCTTGCCAAGGCACAAGCATTGTTTTACCATGCAACATACGTTAGTCCTGGATGGACAAACACAAAATTTGTCCAGAAAATTGGTAATCATATCTTTTACGCGAAAAAATAATTATGCCTACAAAAAATGAAATTAGTGAATTTAGCATGAAGATCATGCAGATGGTTGCAGAAGATAAATGCACCATCATGGATGCGATTGTATCCACTTGTGAAAAAACTGGAATGGAAATTGATGTGGCTTCTACTCTTATCTCCACTTCACTCAAGAGCAAACTGAGAGAAGAAGCCGAATCACTTAACATGTTGAAGAAGAGTTCTAAATTGCCTCTATGATTCTAACATATGAAGAAGGATCTGGTTTCTCAGCCTTTGCCATATTCAATGCCATCAAACTTCATTTTACTTCTGATAGTTACGATTTTTTTAGGTATAACGGCAAGTCGAACGTTACCAAGGAAAACTTCGCCAACAGAAAAGACAAGTATTCTTTTTATAAACTATCAAGAAAATACAGAAATGAAGATTTGTTGAACTTCTACATTGCCAACTTCTTAGTTAAAGATGTATCGTGGATCGGTGATATTACCGGCGTAGAAGGTGAAGAAAACTACAAGCAGTGGCAAAAAAGAAACCAGAGCTTGAATTATCGTTTCAAAGAAGATATACTATATCTCATGGACAAAGTTTCCGTTGTTACTGATCTCATCAAAGTAAAAGACGGTCAATATCCATTGTTGTTGAATCAAACAATGCAAGGCAATGTATCTATTGAAACTTTATCCATTTTGAATCATATGATGGGATTCTTTGATATGTGGAACAAAAAGATATCTGACACAATCATATGGCCTAGTTGGAAAAGAAAGTGTGAAAAGTACACACCATTTATCAAATATGATGAAGCAAAGTTCAAAGAAACATTTAAGGAAGCAATAAAAGAATATGCCTAAGTCAATTTTATCCTGTATCTATCTGGACATGGATGGAGTTCTTTGTGACTTTGATAAGAGATATAAAGAACTTTTCGGTATCACCGCAGGTTCAGCAAGAGACAAGAAAGAGTTTCACAAGTATTTTGATATATTCATTCAAAAGAGAAGTTTCGAAACACTAGATGCATTACCTGGTGCAATGGATCTAGTAGAATTTCTACGCAAAGCATCAGTGCCTACGCAAATCTTATCATCAACGGCAAATGAAGAAAACTACGATGAAATTTCTAAGCAAAAACTAATCTGGTTACAAACACATGGCATCACATTCAAACCGAATTTTGTGCCTGGTAAAAAACACAAATGGAAATTTGCTGGACCAGATAAACTGATTATTGATGACACGCAAAGTGTTATTGATGATTGGCGTAAAGCTGGCGGCCTTGCTATCTGGCATCAAGATATGCCGACCACATTGGGAATCTTAAAGATGTATGTATAATAGGTGGATAAATATTATTGACATGATGTTAAAGTTATGTTATAATCCGTTTTTATCATGCACAATGTGGACAATCCGTTAATACTCCGTTCTAAAAGGAAATACTATGAGCAATTTTGCTAATCTCAAAAAATCGTCCGGCAATCTGGACAAACTCACCAAAGCCATCGAAGCTCTGAACTCTTCTTCAGAGGGCAAATCCGAAAGCGACAATTTCTGGAAACCAGAAGTAGACAAGGCTGGCAACGGCATGGCTACGATTCGTTTTCTGCCTGCACCTGCTGTTGATGGTGATGATGGTCTTCCCTGGGTCAAAGTCTATTCGCATGGTTTTCAAGGACCTGGCGGCTGGTTAATCGATAACTGTCTGACAACCAAGAATCAACAATGTCCTGTTTGTGAACACAACAGCAAACTTTGGAATTCTGGCATCGAAGCCAACAAAGAAATCGTTCGTAAACAAAAACGTAAACTGAATTACATTGCCAACGTTTATATTGTTTCTGATCCGAAACATCCTGAGAACGAAGGGCAAGTCAAACTGTATCGTTTCGGTGCAAAGATTTTCGAGAAGATCACCGAAGCAATGAATCCTCAATTTGAAGATGAAACTGCAATCAATCCTTTTGATCTGTGGAAAGGTGCTAACTTCAAACTGAAGATCACTAAAGTTGCAGGTTATCAGAACTATGACAAGTCTGAATTCATGTCGCCTTCTGCATTATTAGATGATGATGAAGAACTTGAAAAGATTTGGAAGTCTGAACACTCTCTGACTGAAATTCTTTCTGACAAAGAGTTCAAGACATATGATGCACTGAAAGCCAGACTTGATAAAGTTCTCGGTTCTTCTGATGCACCTGCAAAGACAACTGTTGAACAGATGCGCGCTGCACCTAAGAAACCAGTTGTTGCTGATGATGCACCTTTTGATACATCGAATGATGATGATGAACTGTCTTACTTCTCTAAGTTGGCAGAAGACTAATAAACTGAGATAGACTGATCCTCCTCTCAAGTTTGACCCCGCCTAGTGCGGGGTTTTTTATTAGACCACGCGAGTACTGTCCATAATCATACGCATGAATGTTGGCTCTGTGTTTCGCACAGGAATTTGATTCAGACTCACCAACTTTGGAGCATTAGTTTTGGTTGTTGGTGCAGTAACATTATTAACGACACTTTGTATTGGCGCTGCAGCCATTGGTAAGTTTGCAGCCACATTTTCATTTGTTGCCGCAGTAAGTCTGGAACCCAAATCTGTTTCTAAAACTGATACAGGTGCAGGTGTGCTTGGCGCAGGTTCGGGTGGCGGAACAGGCGTTGTGTCCTTGTCCATTCTCTGAAAATCT